GAAGCCGTTCACCACTTAGCCGAAAACATCGTGCGCCGCATTACGCGGAGGTTTCCCAAACGCTATGAGCCAAAACCAGAGCGCGGTAAGGTGCAGCGCATAAGCCATATAAGTTCTTTGGATATGTCCGAGGGCTCTTGGCTAATTCTGTCCCAAGCAGGATATCAACTACAGCCCGTAGCAAGTGACCTGAAATCAAACGGTCACCTATTTACCTACCGCGGCCACCGGTCCATCAGCGAAAAGATATCTGAGGCGGTCAACGGCTGGGAGCAGATGCGCAAGGGAAAAGAGATATCTGGAGACGTGGCTCGCAAGATTTTCAGCTACATGTCTACCGGAACACGCATTACACGCGGGTACAAAAAGATACCCGGGCTCAACGACAAAGAAATGGTTAACATACAAGACTTGATGGTTAACCATGGGCTGCTAATCGACGGCACAATGATATGGTCAGAGGCCATGGATAAGCTGCCCGAAATTGACAGGGCTTATATCACTGCAATGCTGCGGCGCGGCGAGAAGTTTAATGGCATTCCCCGCATCACAGCGTCCACGATCCACGGATCAAAGGGTGGTGAAGCGGATAACGTTGTACTGTTCACGGACCTAAGTGCGGCTGCGGACAATGCAATGCGGATTAACCCAGATGATATGCACCGAGTGTTCTACGTTGGGGTCACGCGAACCCGACAGAACCTGTATATTGTTGAACCAGAAGACGCGACAAGGAGTTATGACCTATGACCGAAGCCCTCTCTGAACAACAGCGGTTTGAATTTATTGAGGCTGAAATAGACCGCGCTTATGTCCACGCAGACGACGAGTGGAAACAAGCCTATTACCAAAATGCGGCAAAATACCTGTCGGAACACAATTTCGTAGAAGGTGGTAAGATTTGTGCCTTTTGCAGAGCGCAGGGTATGTCTGACCCACATCACCACAACGTTTGGGGCGCGATGATGACATCCCTGCGAAAGTTGGGATGGGTTGAAAAGGTTGGGATGGTGCGTCCTACCACACGGCACACGCACATTAACGAAGTGTGCCAGTGGGAAAGTAAATTGTTTAAGGGAGAGAAGACATGAAGAAAATGACATGGGACGACTGGAAGGCGCAAGAAATAGCAAAACGCGCTGAATATAAAAAAATGGGCGTAGTAGACTTTAGTGAAGCTCGCGCTAAAAAAATGTGGAACGACCCAAACAAATCTGATCTGGCGCAACCCGCCGCAAAGTTCGAGTTTGATGAAGAACTTAAAGAACTGGTGTTCTGCGGCTACGTTAATCAGGTGGAACACTAATGGCTAAATGGGTGATCGATGGGAAAAACTCGCAGGAAAAAGCTATTAGTAACCTGCAATCTAAAATTGCCGTGCAGCGCAGTGAAATAGCGCGGATCACACAAGCATTAGAGGCCGCAACAAAAGAAAAATCGGCGTTGCTGGCAGACATTAAATGGATGAGGGGCGATAAATGAAACGAGACGAAGTGCTGGATGCAGCAAAATCCCTGATTAACGGGGACCGGGCAAAAGATTATGGTGATGCTTACGATAATCATGCTCGTATCGCGGAAGGATGGAACGTCATCATGCGGGGGGCAATCAACAGCCACGGGTACTTAACCCCGGCTCACATTGCCCTGATGATGGACTGGGTAAAAACCAGCCGGTTAATCGAAACAATCGACCATCAGGATTCGTGGATCGATAAAGCAGGGTACACGGCCCTCGGGTCAGAGTTTGTCGAAAGAGACAAACGCCCTGTAGATGAAATTATTGAGGAAATAAAAGATAATGGCAAATTTGCAAATGGCTATGTTCGCCCCCAAAAGTGAATGGGTTCCGCCCATCGAACTACCAGACCTTACGGGCGCAGGTAAAATTGCAATCGACGTTGAAACACGCGACCCGAACCTGAAAAAGAATGGTCCGGGTTGGGCAACAGGCGACGGGGAAGTCGTGGGTTATGCCGTAGCCGTAGACGGTTGGTCAGGGTACATTCCGATCCGACACCTTGGCGGCGGTAATCTTGACGAAAAACAGGTCAACAAATGGCTGCGCAAAGTATTCGAATGCCCTGCCGATAAAATCATGCACAACGCCCAATACGATCTGGGCTGGATCAAACGCATGGGTTTCACGGTCAACGGACGCATCATCGATACCATGTTGGTAGCCTCCCTGCTTGACGAAAACCGTTTCAGCTACAGCCTAAACGCGCTGGCATACGAACACCTTGGAAAAACTAAGTCCGAGAAAGCACTCGTGCAAGCAGCGCGGGAGTTTGGCGTCGATCCAAAAGCCGAGATGTGGAAGATGCCTGCAATGTATGTCGGGCCATACGCCGAAGTCGATGCCGTCTTAACACTGGAGCTTTGGAATTACTTTTCCACAATGTTAGGTAAAGAAGACCTGTGGAGCATTGCTAACATAGAACTCGACCTCCTGCCCTGCCTTGTCGATATGACAATGCGCGGCGTTCGAATAGACGTGAACCGCGTCGAACGGACCAGAGACATGCTTCTGAAGCGCGAAAAAGAAGTTATGAAGGAAGTTAAACGCATCACGGGGACGGATGTGGAGATATGGGCCGCACAATCGCTGTCAAAAGCGTTCGATAAGCTGGACATATCATACCCCAAAACAGAAAAAGGCGCTCCGTCGTTTACTAAACAGTTCCTGAACGAAAACCCGCACCCCGTGGCAAAGCTGGTTGTTGAAGCCCGTAACCTAAACAAAACGTCGGGCACGTTCATCAACACAATAATAAAACACTGCCGATCCGATGGGCGCATACATTCGCACATTAACCAAATCCGGTCAGATGATGGCGGAACGGTTTCGGGACGCATATCAATGTCCAACCCTAATTTACAACAAATCCCGGCCCGCGACCCAGAGCTTGGTCCCATGATCCGTAGTTTGTTCCTGCCAGAAGAAGGCGACCAGTGGGCGGCTATCGACTACTCGCAACAAGAACCGCGCATCTTGGTCCATTACGCTCATGTATATGGCAAAACACGCGGCATTCCGCTGGAAGGGGCGGCCGATTTTGTCGAAGCGTACAACACCGACCCCTCAACTGACTTCCACACCATGGTTGCCGAGATGACAAACATCCCGCGTAAGCAAGCAAAGACCATCAACCTTGGTCTGATGTATGGCATGGGCGTGAATAAGATGGCCGAAAGCTTGGACATCTCTGTTGAAGAGGCCAAAAAACTGGTCAAACAATACCACGAGCGCGTCCCGTTCGTTAAAGGACTGATGACCGGCGTCATGAACCGGCTGAACGAGAAATCTTCGGCGGGCGCTATACGCTCACTGGGAGGCCGTAAGTGCCGCTTTGAAATGTGGGAGCCGGATACGTTCGCAATGAACAAAGCCATGTCTTACAAGGACGCTGTGGACGCCTACGGGCCTACCACACGCCTGAAGAGGGCTTACACGTACAAAGCCCTGAACAGATTGATCCAAGCGTCGGCTGCCGACATGACAAAGAAGGCAATGGTGGCTCTCTACAAGATAGGCAAGCTGCCGCTCATCCAAATCCACGATGAAATAGCAATGTCCGTTAAAGATGTTGACGAGGCCCAAGAAATTGCTAGAATAATGGAGAATGTACTACCACTTGAAGTCCCGAGTAAATGTGACATTGAAATGGGACCATCATGGGGCGAGTCCATGTGAACTACCTTTACTGCTCGACATACCTCTCACTTGTCAACTTCCCCCCAGCCCGCAAAGGTTGGGGGTTTTTTTATGCCAACTCCGAGCGAATGGCACTCGCAAGCGCCGCAATGTTAGGATCGTCCATCTGTCCAAACAACACATAATCCATAGTAAACCCTCTTTTTCTTGCATTCTTGCATATACTCCTATAATATCCTAGATGAAGCGGGACTTGGAGCAAAAAAAATGGATACCACACGTTGGAAAAGCGTACTTGTACCGCGGGAAGTGTACGAAGAAATTAAATACCTGTCTAAAGCAGAGGGCAGAACCATCGGCGGACAACTCCGACTGGTCTTCGACTGGTATAAAGAAGCGCGGACCGCGGGCCACGTACCAATTGAAGAAAATAAAGAAGATGTATGCGATTAAGTGTTGCTTATCCCATACGCCTATGTAATGTAGGTACTGCAACGGCATGTTGCACTCCGTAGTAAAAACGCCCCCAGACTGCTTGCCCGCGGCTGGGGGCAATTTTTTTTAAAAAAGGGAGAAACGAATGCCAGATTTCGTTGATGGCCTACGCGCCAAAAAACCAAATGATAAAGCCCCCGACTTCGTTAAGTGCAATCTTAGCATAAAACGCGAAGACCTGTTGGCGTGGCTGTCATCAAGAAATGACGAATGGATCAATGTCCAAGTCAAAGAAAGCGGTAAAACCGGCACATGGTACGCCGAAGTGGATACGTGGGAGCCGCGCAAATGAAGGTGGATTCCGAAAAATACCAAGCCCTCTATTTGGATGCTTGGATAAAACAAAATAAAATTGACGGCAAAAAAAACCCGTACATGCTTAAAAAAGACATGAAAAAAGCATGGGACAACGGCAAAGCAAGCGGTTCGTTAGGCGGTAGGACCAAAATTACCTTTGATAAATGGCCCGAAAAAGCTAAAATCATAAACAATATGAAACTTAAAGACATGTCAAATAATAAAATAACGGAACTTACAGGCATAAACCTGTCCTCAGTAAAGGATTTCGTTAAGAGATACGACCTGCCAAGGAAAGTCTAACGTGAAATCAATGCGACTCAGAGAAGCCGAAGAAGAAGCCAAAAACGACTTCCTGATCGCAATGGATTGCGCACAAGACCTGATCCAAGAACTGGCAGAAAACGATGTAAATATGGGCGCAGCACTCGGCGGAATACTAACGCAAACGCTAACCGCGCTCATGTCCGTCGCACCAAATAACGAAACCGCAATGAAAGTCCTGTCGTCCTGCATACATAATGCGTCAGTCTCAATCCACGAAACAACGGACCACGAACAAACGCACCAAAGCTCGGACGAAATACACTGACACTTGACAGTATCGCATACCATCCCATATAGTTAGCGAGCATAACCTATGGAGATGAAAATGCCAAAGTTACTATCTATCGAAGAAGTGATGAAAATCACAGGTAAAGCTAAACCCACAATATACCGCCGAACAGCAGAAGGTACGTTCCCCCAACCCGTCGAAGTGCCGTCAACCGCGCTCCGCGGGCCAAAAACCAAAAAAATGTGGGACGAACAAGACATAATGGCGTGGAAAGGAGAAATGAAGTTCGTGCCGCAAAAAGAAAATATCGGCCTCGACAACGGTGAAAACATCGGAAGACAAGAACAAAACCACGAAGAAATCCTGAAAAACTTGGTTAACCCCTTCTCAAACAGCCCTTGGGCAAAACTAAACGACACCCCAAAATGGTACGTCAAACATAAGTTTGTAATCTTGGCCGCCGTCTCAGGCGTCCTAGCCGGAATAGTCGGTATCGTTTGGGGATGAATAAACAACCGTGCCCCGATTGTGACGACGGTATCGCCATCGTCACAATCTATAAACCACAAAGCTTCGACCGAGATATCGGCGAGCCATGCGAAATAGCCGAACATTGCCAGACATGCGATGGTTCAGGCGAAATAGAAACAGAAGAGGAGTGAAAATGACAAAAGAAAAACTGGAAATGGAAAAAATGCTCAACCAAGTGTTCCAAAAAGTATTCGGAACAAAATGGGGAGCCTAAAGCATTAAGGATAAATCATGCTAAATGGACTGCTACAAAAAAAACAAGGCGTCATCATAAACGTACTGGAAGACAAACATTGCGCCTTCGCTCAAACCGAAAACGATGAACAAGTCTTCATCGAACCAAAATTTACCACAGGACTAAACCTGCAAGTCGCAGACCAAGTGGAAATGGTGGTAATTTCTAACACGCGATTCACAACACAGTGGAAAGCAATAAAAGTAGAACTAATAAACCAACACGGGGAAACAACAACACAACCCGAAACAAAACCCGTGCTGACACTGCAACAAGAAATCATGCTGTTCCTAACAGAAGAACCAGACATGTGCTTCTCAACAAAACAAATAAAAG